ACCTTGTACTTCTACTTGTATATCTGTAATATATTGCAATATAATATCTGATAATTCTGCTGGAGCAGATTCATAAAATGCATCTTGCTCTTTGTTGGTCCATTCATTGAAATACATTATACCATCAGAATCTATGTAGTCAATAATACTATTACATAAATCGTTAGTATCTTTAATATATAAATTCTTTGGTAAATTTAATTTAATATCTATTCCTGCAATGTTAATTTGTCGGCTCCAATCTTTACACTTTGCCTGCAGTCGTTCAATAATTGAAGATACAGTAATTGATGCCTTTGTATTAATAATACTAAACTCTAAATTATTTCCAAGACATATAGATCTAATATCCAATAAAATTATAAATTTGTCAAGATTTGTTAGAGATTTATATTGCTCTGCAATTCGTAAATTTGCTGATATCCAATTATTAAAGAAATCACTTATTTGTTCTTTATTATCATTTTGTAAATATTTTAATAATACAAAATAGTCCTTATTTTGCATTTCAGCAATTTCTACTTCTCTTTGAAGTGAAGGAACAAATGTCCTTATATAAAATTTCATATTTCCTGGTTTTGAAAATCAAATATCTTAGTTGTATAATTTATAAAAGTCCAAGATACTGATTTAATAACTTCGTGCTCATCTCCATATGATAATGAATTAGCTAATATGGAAATTGGAACACAATCGAAAAATTGATATATCATTGATATAGGTCTTGCATTACTTGCCGCTAATCCTCTTGTATATTGTACAATTGAAATATTACATTTAATTGATCGATTTGGTGGTTGTGCAAGAAGTCCACTGTACCCTGCAGTAATAATCCATGGTCTTATAATTCCTTCTACAAAATCTAAATTTGTACTAATAAATCCAATGTCTAATTGTTTACTAGTAATTGTTGATCTGTTTCCTCCAACAGTACCTTGAATATATCCAAACATGTCTGCATTTTGGGTATCCTGAACTTGAAATGATTCACCAGGAATATCTACTTTGCGAGCAAAATATGTTCCTAATGTGTCATTATTTACCATATTAGCAAATAAAATTTGCTGCACTTGGGAATCTAGTGACCACTTAGCTTTGTCGTATATTGTACCAACACCAATATTGCTAAGTAATGTATTAGATGTTGCAGTATTAACTGGATCTATTTTTACAATCCATTGCGAAGTAAATGGGAGAGAATATTCCCATTGTGATAAAACATCTAATGCTGCTCTAGTTGGTCCAACCATTCATAGATTATTTATGACTAGAAGTTGATTATGTCTGCTCTGATGGAGTAACCAATTCAAAATAATGATATGCAATAGTAGAAGTGAACGTTACATATTCACCAGTACCTTCAGCAATCTTATATTCTATCTCTCCAACATTTCTAATCGATATACCAACAAGATTATATTGATCAATTGCATTTAATCCTTTGTCGAGCTGAACCATTGTTAATATACTTGCTGCTGTAGGGATATTATATTCTCCCGTACTTGTCGCATCATCAAAAGTTCTACGACTTTCTGCTTCCAGCTTTTGCCTGATATTGGAATTTGCATCACAATAAAATTCTAGTTCGTATGAGTCACTTCCAGGATATGTAACACCTCCAGGTAAATTAAATGCGAGACCCATATACTTAGATGCTACATTAGTAATATCTCTTCCTGGTAATTTTGCTGCGCGAAGATATACCAGATCTCGCTCACCGAATACTGTTCCACGGTTGAATGTAATGTTTAGTACACGAAAAAGAAAATCTCTGGAAAATTCTCGTGATGCAGCAACGTCATAAAAACTTCGAATTGTTTGTGTTGTATCGGCCATATAATTATTTATCTATATTTATGCTCTTCCATACGAAAACATAATTTCCGCAGTCCCATAATCTTCTGTATCCATTATTGAACATATTTTGATGTTCTGTAATACTTCCATCATATTGTTCTAGTAGTTTTGATAACTTATGTTTCTGCGCTGCATATCTAGATGTTATATTTCCACCTTTAATATATGAATATGATGGTGGAGAAGTTTGCATTAAATTGAATCCTAATTTGTTGTATAATCCTCCGTCACTATATCTCAAATTTGCATATGATATAATATCTTTAGGATTATATGTTTTAGTAAAATGTTTGAATAATTTAGATGCTCCGCCAATTACTGTCGTATTAAGTGCTGATGAAAATCTAATAAGTTCATATTGATAGTTACTATTAAATCGCGGAGCAGAAAATGTCATTACTGCAACAAGATTGTTGTTGTAATATAATCCTAAACAAATTGAACTGTTGCATTCACCTAATAAATGTGTCAAATTTAAAAAATCATTACAATTCTGTGATGATATAGACTTAATAGTACACTTTCGTGCAGGAATCTTTTCGGTCATCCCTAACTTAGATCGTATAATTGATTTCCATATTTGCTTCTTTATCTTGGAATTCCATTCATAATCCCAGATTTGTAATAGTTTAATACCTTTATCTTTACACTTGATAAACTTAGTATAATGTTTATTTTTATTTTCTAGGTTTGCATTATTTGGATATGTTGTACCAAACGAATGCCATAAATTTCCGTTGTATTCAATACCTACATTTTTATTTGATATGAAAATGTCTAACTCTTTACTGTTCCCTGTAGTGAGATTATAGTTCTCTATATAGTTTGAAATATTTAATTCCGTGATAATAAATGCTAGTACTTGCTTCTCTTCTATAGAAGAATTAGGTAATCCATTACAGTGTGAACAATAAATATTCTGCCATTGACCATTGTATAGAATTTTATCTAATATATTATTACATTTATTGCATTTTATTTTCATTCTACCTGCATTTAATCCTTCATAATTATCTGGTACAATTATACTAAATTCCTGAGATTCTAATCCGCGCTTAACTGTTTCAATATGACTGGTAATTCTAGATTGTCTACTCTTAGTGTTCATACATATCCTATCTGAACAACATTGTGCGTATCCTTTTTTGAAATTTGTAAATCTCGTATAATTTGTATTACATACTATACATTTTGGCATTATATAATTATCTGATAATATATGATATATTCGTTGAGACCAATTATATTCACTATCTATTAGCTCAATAAAATTTGTAAGCTTTAATATTCCACGCAGTAAATCTTGATTGTCTCTATACATTTTTCGCGTAATCCAATGTGTATTATCTTGAATATTAATTGAGCGATTTTGTAAAATTTTTATAATATCAACTTTAGACATGACGGTGCCTTCTAAGGATATTTGTTTTTCTAATATCGTGTTGTCCCTTATTTTTGGTCCTGCAGTTTTCCAACTTCCTTTATGTAATTGTTTACATTGTCTAGCGGAACAAGAGGGAGAATATCCTCTTTGTGCTGATATAAAACTTACTACGTTTCCACACTTACATGTTGTTATTGCTATGTTGTCGTTTAATATATTATATATTCGTTCATTCAAATTTACATCAGATGGCAAAAATTGAGTTCTGTTTATTATTTCTTTGTAGGTTTCTGATTTTATAAACCAATCTCTTCGCAAAATTGCAGTGTTTAATCCTCCAGAGCTTGTACGTAATTTATTGATTTCTTGTTTGATATCCATAGCTGATGATTTGTAATTACATATATAATTATGTTTCGTTTATTTAAAAATGCCATAATTGGTGTTATGGCATTTTTTGTTAATATGCTATTATTTTGGAGCAATTAATTCACTGAAATTAGTTCCTGTTGGTGTTGATATGAAATTACAATAGATAAATTCAGCAGCCCTTACCGCTTGCAGATATATGTCTACAACTAATTGATTCTGATCAATTACTGCTCCTGTATTATTGCTAGCATTGCAAATAATTAGGAAATCATATAAACCTTGCTGATTTTTAACCATTTCAAATATTGGAGTCAGTGTATTCACAACTCGAGTTCTTGTAAACAATGTATTTGGTTCGAATACAAAATATTTCATTGTAGATTTCGTTGCTTTTTCTAGATACAAGAACAACCGACGGACATTAATTCTATTGAATGCACTTGGCTGACCTAGTAATGTTTTCTGACCCCAAATTACAATTCCTTCTGATGGAAATGTAGTTACTGGATTCATACTAATTTTATATAGCTGATCGCGTTCTTTTTGTTTTGGAGTAATTGCAATATCATCGAGTCCAGTAATAACCCCTCTAGTAAATCCAGCAGGAGCATACCATGGAGCAAAGTTGGCATCTGATCGAGCCATATCTGCTGCTGCAAATCCAGAAAATGGAACCCAAATATTTGTTCCACTAAACTCATCATTAACCATTCCCCAGTTTGCAAAGCATGTTGCATAACTTGTATTAAACAATTCAAATTGATGTAGTAATGGTGAATAGATATATTGTGAGAATGAATTGCTAGGATTGCTTAATGTTTTTGTGTTATTTCCTTGCACCATAATATGGCGAAGAGGATCCGCAATAAACAAACAATCTTTACGAACATTTTGACAAAGATTTACAAATTTATTACATATTTCTGCATAATTAGTGCGAAGATCGTGCTGTGAATTATTTGGCCCAACATATGCATTTGTAGTTTGTAATGCAGCAAGACCTTCTGATAATCCATTAGTTAATTGTGTATCATCATAATAACTAGTTTCATTTGCACTTGCAGCTGCATAGATCGTACCTAACCCAGCTTCTACAATAAGATCGAGATCAATAGTTTCATCGTTATCCAATTTTTGTAGAGCGCGATCTAATTTTAAAGGAATACTGCCAAGACTTTTTTGAGTATTAGAAGTATTAGAATAAGCACCAAGAGGGAATAGAGAATCTGCACATGTATATTGTGTAAAACCATAATCTGTATATATTTGATATGGAAAACCAACTAGACTACTTAAAGTTGGAGTTGTTGTAAGTAGATTATGTGTTGATCTTGAATCTACCCTAACTTTTTTTTGCGGTTTTCCATTACTATTAAGCCATGTTGT